AGTCGGTGTGGCGCCGCTATCTCCGAAGTAGAACCGGGAGTCTCTCAAGAGGAAGTCGACCCTTAGCGAGGTATAGAGATCGTCCGGGAGGATCTGGGCACTGGTGAGGGTGGCGGAGACCTGGGGGGACCAGTTGAGACCGGTGGTGCCGAAGACGTCATACTCTGCCCCCATGACGTACCAGGTGCCGTCGCCGATCGGCGTGCCGTTAGCCAGCTTGGTGGCGTAAAGATAGGTCACCGGGCCGCTGTAGACCAGGGTGTCGGCAGTGGGTGTGAATCCGGCGGTCTGGGAGGCGTGGAGCTCATAGCCGGCACGGTCGACGGCGGTGGAGGGGACCGCCTCCAGTGCCAGGCCTCGCCATGCCTCGGCAGCGGTGACGGTGATGGCAGGTGGCGAGGGGTTGGAGACGGTGAGGACGGCTGGGACCGGGGAGAAGGCGCCCCAGGAAGACATTACACGAACCTTGCAGGTCACAGTACGTTCCGGAGTTCCCATCCCGTCCTGGCAGTTCATTTCATAGGTATAAACATAGTTTTCCTGTACCCGATAATCTGTCCGCCGCAGTACCTCTCCGACATAGATCTCAACGACATAATAGCGGAACCAGGCCGAGGCCCGGCCCGGTCCGGCCGGCTCTGACAGGCCGGTGGCCCGCTGGGAGACGTAGTTCCACCGAAACGGTATGTCCTTGCCGGTGAACTCAGTAGCGTTCGGCTCGTACCCATCAAGAGCGAAACCAGTCACGTTCGGGACCGTCATCAGGGTGCCGAAGATGGTGAGCGTGACGGATGGCGCTTCCACCAGCGGCTGCTTCAGGCCATCCCGATTGACCGTTCTCACCCGGATCCCCACGACTCCGGTCTTGCTCGCCGGGAAGCTGACGCTCGTCTCGGCGGTGGTGCTGACATACTCGTAACCGGCTCCGTAATCGGCCCAGATCTCGAATTCCTTGACCCTGTTCGATACCGGCCGACCCCAGGAGACAAAGATCAGGTCTGCTACCGTGCCGTCCGGACGGTCCTCTATCCGCTCCTCTGCCGAGAGGGTCAGGACCGACTTGAACGCCGGTTCAGCCGAGTAGTTCTGGGTCGGAATGATCGGCTGGCCGGCATCGGAACCGTAGATCGAGGCGTTGTACTCGATACCGGTGATGGTGGCTCGCAGCTCACTGGTTGGCTCGATCAGGATCACCCGGAACGGCTTGGTGACCTTGGTGGTCTCGCCGAAGGCGTAGACGTCGTACTGCTCGGGGATCTCGGTGAAGGGGGTGGCAAAGGTCAAGACCGTTGCCGGTCCGGCCGCGTTGTTGATGATCCGCTCGACCAGGTGGTCGGTCTTACCGATCTTAACCATCACCCCGTAAGCTTTACCCTCCTCAATGGTCACTTCCTTATCCAGGGTGACGCTGTTGGACGTGGCGGCCACCAGCCGGCCGCCGGCATCACCCCATCGAGGAACGTCATGCTGGACGTTGATCACGTCGCCGATCGTGCAGACGATGGCGTCGATGTCGGCCTGGAACTGGACCGTGCGGGTCAGATATTTGTTACAGTTCAACTGGTACTGCAGGTGGCGCCAGACCTCGGACGGCTTGGTCAGGCCGAACAGGTTGGTGGCGACCTTCGAGGACTTGTTCTTCAGGTCCGGATCGATGACCGACAGCCGGTCCCGCTCGTATCCCTTCTCGGTGTTGATGAAGTCGGCCTCGATCTCCGAGGAGCGCTCGGAAAGGGATAGGTAATCGACCTTGAAGCCGTCCTTTTCGATGTTGCCGACCGAGAATAGCTGCACCGGCGTCGACGCCTGGTCAATGGCGACCGAGATGTTGATGCCGTTCCAGAGCAGGGTGGCACGGCCGATCCGGCAGACCTGCAGGGCCGCCTCCCACATGGTCATTTCGGAGTCGAATACGCCATTGAAGGTGACGCGTGATTCCTGACCGCCCTTGCCGTCCGGAACCAGGACGTTGCAGAACTGCGCCCACGCCAGGAACGTGGGGATATCAAGCCGGCTAGGGTCGATACCATCGTAACGGGAGATCGTTAAATCGTCGTTAAAGACCGGTTGCGTGAGGACGTCGAAACAGACCCACGCGGGGTTGATTGAGTACTGGACCGTCCAGGATACGCCGTCGTAGACGCGGATCAATGCCCCTTCCACAATACAGGAAAAGGCGAATGAGCCGGAAAGCTGGTCCGTGGCCAGCGCCCGGATACCGACCAGGGCCATGCGGGGATAAGTGAAGTCGTCGTAGACCACCTCGCGGACGCTGGAGAGGTAGAGGTTCTCGCCGTGACGGGTATCGTTCCATTCGTCGGTCAGACGGGAGACGCGGATCTGATACTTCCCTTTAAGGGTGATCGTTCCGGACTTGAAAGTCAGCCGGAATGGCGCGGTCTTATCGCTGGCGGCGATGTAGTCATTCTGCACCACATCGCCGATATGCTCTCCATAGGTGCCGATCCAGCGCCACCACCACGAGTTTCCGTACTCGTAACCATCAGATCCGGCATATTCACCGTCGGAATGGTCGGCACGGATCTGACTCCCCGCCTGCATCTCTACCCATACCGGCTCGGAGCCTATAGTCCGGCCGGTCGGGTTGCCCCATTCGTCAGCTTCCGGGTAGTAACCACCGGTCCAGTACCCTGCCGACCAGCGCTCATAAACACCTACAACCCCAGGAGCCTGCCGCGTCTGCTGTGCAATTGGTACCCAGACCGATGACCCTTCCGGGGCGATTTCGATCTTGAACTGGACCTCGACCTTGGTCAGTCCGCCCTGGTCGTTGGCGTAATAGAGACCGCTGGGAAAGGCGACCTCAACTTCCAGTTGGTCAAAGTCGTTCCCGGGGGTCAGATAGACGTAGGGGCTCGCCTTGGTGATCTTGACCGAGAGAGGATGCTCGGTTTTGGTATCGTTGAAGTTCGGCACCACCTGCTGGTTCAGGTAACCGAGGCGGGAATGGATCTCGATCCCCTTCAAGCCGGGAACGTCGGCGGTACCTGAAAGAGGCTGGTCGTTGATGGTGAAGTCGGCGAGGGACTTGTAGGGGCCATAGCCGATGCCGAGGAGACCGTTCACATAGGAGATCGCATCCCCTTTGGTGTTGGTGCCGTTCTCCAGGAAGGCGGCAGTGATGTTGCCATGGACCTGCATCTTCCCGTAGATCCTGGCGATGACGATCCCCTGCTGCTGGGTCGTGATGGGGTTCCAGGAGTAGGAATTGGAGACTTGGGCCGCTTCCATGCCGGCCACGCGGGGGGCGGCCGGCGGAATGATGGCGTTGGCGATCAGACCGCCAGCCAGCGAACCGATACCCGCGCCAATTGCCGCCCCAGCCATGGCACCAGCCGTGGCCCCACCCATCATGCCGGCGAGCAGCGGTCCGAGGTAAACCTGGCCCAGCAGCGCACCGACGATGGTGGCTACGACAACGATGACTACGCGCAGGATCTGCTTTCCCGTCTCCCCGCCCTGTACCGTCGGGACAATGACGATTACGTCTCCTCGCCGTGGGACCAAGCAGGTCTGCCGCTCCGGCAGGATGATCTCGCCGTTCAGAGAGACGGTGACCGGCAGGTTGGCCGGTACGCTGGCAGCCACCAGTTCGGCAACGGTCCGGCCCTGATGGTCGATGAATGCAACGTCCCTGTTACGGCGGTCAAAGGGGTTTTGAACGGTGACTATCTTCAGCTCGGCCATTCAAAGTACCCCGTGATGCGCCGTTTCCAGACGATGGAGTCGAGCCGCTCGATGCAGACGCGGGCCTTCTCCAGGACGTGGATGAAGCGGTTGCGATCTTCAAGGACGATCCCTACGTGACTGGTGAAGGGATAGCGGATGGTGAAGGTGGCGAAGCAAAACGGCACCGGCGCCGGGATCACGACGAACTGCTCTTTAGCCGCCAGGATGACCCGGTGGATGTCCTCCGGCGTGTCGGGGTGCTCAAAGTCGGGCGGCAACTGGCCGACCCGGCGCTTAATCTCCATGGCCAGGCCATAGCAGTCATACACCTCCGGGCCGCGACCGCCATAAGCGAAAGGCTTACCGATCAGGTCGTCAAACAAGGCGGAACCCTCCCTCGGCCAACCCCGGGAAACCGCCGAACCTGGTCGAGTTGCCGTGCGCCCGACAATCGTCCAGCGTACCGTTGCAGCTGGGAATAGCGCCGACATACGCACACTCCGCGCCCTTGTAGTGGGCTACGTAGCGGCAACGTCGGGCGATGTACCGGTCGAGCGGAAAGCGAAACAGAAGGGGGTTAGGAGCACCCAGCTGAAAGGTGGCCCACTGCACATCGGCCGCGGCCCCGATCACGTCGAAAGTCATCTCCAGTTCGGCGTAATTCTCCTCCAGGAGCCCGGCATTGACCACCCGGACCGTGACGGTTGAGCCAATCCCGCCGTCATGCTCCTCCATATACGGTTCCATCGTCTGTGCCACGTTGCAGACCCTGAGCGTCACCGAGGGGATGTCGCCCTTGGATGAGAACTTAGGCGGATCGAGCATAAAATTGGCGGCTGTGTAGACCTGGCCGCCGAAGGTGATGTCCTCGGTGTTGTTTACCAGGTGAATGACGCCCGGCACGTTTGGGATGGCAATGTCGATCAGGACCAGCCACGCATCCGCGGTGGCCAGTTCGTTCTTCTTCTCGATCAGGTTATCGGATAGCTGCTTCATACCTGCTCCAGACCGAAAGACGCTTCCCAGAGGAGCTTGCCGACTAGGGGCTTGAATGCGATTGGCCCGTCGATATAACGGACCGTGTAGGTTTGACCGTCCATAGGACATGTCCAGGGGAAGGAGTCGGCCCCGACGTGCACACTGTCTTCGTGAGCCTCCAGGAGCAGCTTGTCGGCCAGGGGGAGGGCGTTCCCCTGCTGGTAGGCGACCTTCCACTTCTTGGGAATCCTGGTGAAGCGGGGGCGGGTGGATATGTACCCCCCTTCCTTCTGAGATCGGATAGTCGGGTCGGACGCCTTGCCTTCTTCCCAGTTGTTGACCGACGGGGTGACGCTAAGGACCGGAAACGCCATGGGCTACCCCCGCACCGCGGCCCGGAATGACGGACTGCTGTTGAGCGCCTTCAGAACAACGCCAAGCACGTATCCCTCGCCGTCAAAGCGCATATTCCCCATCTTGGCATCCATTGGCTGGCCAGTCTGGTTCTCGATGTTGATAGCTACGTTGACCCCGCCCGGTTTGTCCGTCTTGTTGACGAACCGCTCGAAGAGTTGGTTCTGCTCGATGGAGAGGACCCGCTCCTTCCGGAGCAGCACCGCCGGCACCTCGTCGGAGGCCAGACCGCCGAAGTGGAAGCGCGGCACCAGGCCGCCACCGTGGAGGATCAGCCCGCCGGTGTGGGCATAGACGGTGCCGATACCGGACGGACCGCTGGGAGTGGAACCGCCTCCGGTATTGGCGGCACCGAACAGGCTGGTGGCCCAGGACCCGATATTGGAGATCAGGGCGTTGGTTGCCTGCTGGGCCAGGAAATTGGCGATGGCCCGCTGGATCGCCTGGAGGAAGTTGAGCACGTACTGACCGAGGTTGTTGAACTTGGCCTGCATGACGTCGAAGAAACCGTCTGAGAAGGCCTGCTCCATGCCGTCGGCAGTAGTCTTGGCCATGTCCAGCCCCTGCTGGAAGAAGGTCTTGGATTCGTCATTGAACCGCCGGAACCCTTCAACCATGCCCTGACCATAGGTGCCGGTGCGCTCCCGCAGGAGCTGGGTCAAATCAAAAAGCTTGGTCCTGGTGGCCTCGATGGCGGCCGCCTGGGAGTTCCACGCCTCTGAGCCCGTCTGCCCCTCCTGGGCCAGCTGCTCCAGGCGGGTTGTCTGGAGGCCGAGCAGTTCCCTGGTCAGACGTACCCGCTCTCCGGCGGCCGTGTCCCTGGAGATTGACCTGTCACGCTCCGCGTAATCGACCTTGGAGAGCTCCAGGGATATCTCTGCCTGGCGTTTCTGGTTCAGGTAGGTGTTGAGGATCTGCAGCTTCTTTTTCTGGACCGCCTCGTAGATCTCCGGCTCTTTGGCCACGACCGCCTCGAAGCTCATGCCGGCGTCCTGGAGCTTCTCCAGGGACTCGAAATAGAACTTGTCCTGTCCCGCCAGCTGCCGGTCCAGTTCGGTCAGCGCATGATCGGCGATCTGCTCGTCGACCGAACGGAGCGCATCGCGCACCTTCTCCCGGGCAGCGACCCGTTTCTTCTCCTGGTCCTCGATCTCCTTGGTCCAGGCGGCCCACCCTTCCTGTTCGAGCGCCTGGAGATCCTTGGCCTCTTCGGCGTCCAGGCGCTTCTTGTCGGCCCCGTCCTTATGCCGCAGGTCGTCATACTTGTTCTTCAGGTCGAGCTTCTTCTTCTCGGTGGCATCATCCCACTGACCCTTTTCCCGGTCCCGCTCCAGGTCGGCGTAGATCTTCCGCCATTCCTCTTCCAGCTTCAGCTCCGCCGGGCTCTTCTTGCCGCTGCCGGTCACGGTCACATCGCTGCCGGCCGGTTCGCGCAGTCGCTTCAGGGTCTTCTCGACCTGGGCGACGTCGATCATCACCAGGTCCTTCTGGTTCATGTAGCGGTCTTCGAGGCCGTAATCCTTCAGCCTGACCGAGCCGTTTCTGATGAGTGCCGCGATCTCCTCGGCCGTGGCGGTGGGGAACCGCTCGCGCACCTTCTCCAATTGCGGTCCCTGAAACCGCTCCAGGTTGAGTCGCTTGAAATAATCCGGATCGGTGGCGGTGAGTCTCTTGGCTTCGTGCCCGGTGGAGGCCATCTGCCGGACCTGCTCCGCCTCCCGTGAAGTGGAGATATTGTCCATGGCGGTCTTGCCGATGTAGATCCCCAGGGTGGCCGCCAGGGCAGGAAGGCTGGTGATGAGGCGGGCCAGGGCGCCAGCCTCGGCGGCGGTGGCCAGGGCCTTTACCGCGGTGGTGATCTTGCCGATACCGACGGCGATCGCCACCCATATGATCGGCTCGGCGAGCTTGCCACCCCACTTGATGGTCATTTCCATGAACTGGATCAGCTTCTTCAGCTCCTCGGCCACCTCGCGGATCTTGGCGACCACCTCCGGCTTGACCTGGATATCGACGATATTACCGGCCGCATCCTTGGTGATATTCACCATGTCGGTGGTCAGTCTGGTCAGTTCGTCGCGGATGAAGTCGAAGAGAGGCTTGGAACCGTCGCCCAGGGCGCGCTGGGCGATATCCTTGAAGTTGGAGAGGGCGCCGTCGAGGGTCTTGGCGTATTCCTTGGAGGCATACACGAAGCCTTCCAGCCGCTTCTTGATCTCCTGGAAGACGATCCCCTTTTCCCGCCACTTCTTGACGTCGTCGTTAGTGATCTGGAGGGACCGGGCCAGCTGGGAGTTCTGATCGATGGTGCCGGCGGCCAGGTCGCGTGACTCCTGGACAATCTGCTGCAGGGGGAGACCGATCGCCTTGACCGAGTTGGTCATCAGGCCGGTGAATTCCAGGGTTTCCTTGAACGTCATCTTCGCGGCCAGGGCCGGGGCGAGGATCCCCTGATAGGCCTGGACCAGTTCCTCGAAGGTCGCAGGCGTGTCCATGGCGATCTTCTGCAGTTCGCGCTGCGCCTCGACGGAAACCTGCTGGGAGGCGTTCCACTTCTCCTGACCCTGGAGCACCCGCCCCTGGGAGTCGGTGACCTTGGCCATGCTGGTGATGATGGCGCCGATGCCGAGCTGGCTGGTCTCCAGGGTCTTGTTGTACTCGTACCCTGCCGCGGCCAGGTTGCGGGAACCCATGACGGCACCCATGATGAGCGCCATCTGGATCATGCTGCCGAGCATGGAATGGGCGCGGTGGGTGGCATCGTGGACGTTGTTCATCCCTTCGGTGCCCTGGTGCCCGGCATGCTCCAGCGCCTTGCCGGCGGTCGAACCGGCGGCGTCGACATCGCCCAGCGCCCCCCGCAGGGAGGCGACCTTGGCCTGCAGGGCAGGGATCTCCGCCTGAGCGGCTGCCACATGATCCCTGAAGGCGGCAAGCTCGGGCCGGCCCCAGGGCTTTGCCGCCGCTCCGCCGCTGGCGCCGGCCCTGTCCATGGCTGCGCCGGCCCTGGCGCCGGCGGCGGTTACCTTGTCCAGTTCCCGGGCTGCCGCTTCGGCATCGCGCTTGAAGTCGCTCCACGCCTTCTCGGCGCGATAGACCGCTTCGATGATCAGCTGCAGTCTCATGTTGGGATCGGACATCGGTTACTCCGGGCAGCTGGCACAGACCCTTTCCAGGGCGGCGCCGAAGTACTGCCTGCAATTTTCCAGCTCTTTACCCTGGCAGTACTGGCCCAGGGCCTGGTTCGGCCGTTTGGCGCCCTTGCTCTTGTTCCTGGCGTCGAACGAGATCCCGAAACCGCGGCAGAGGGCGATGATCGATTCGCGGTAGATCAGCTCTCGCTCGTGGTGTTTGAGGTAGGGCTCGCACTCTCCTGGGGTGTATCCCCAGAGGATTCGGTCGCGCTTGGTGATGTCGCCTCCGGAGAGGATGCAGACGAGGGTGTCAATCCAGTCCCCCCTATCAGGGGCATCAGCGCCGACCCCTTCTCCATCAACCCGATCAGCTGATCCAAGAGACCACTGACCGGGTTGCAGGCCAAAAAATCGGCCACCACCTTGATGGTGGTTTCAGCATCGATCCCAGCGAAGATCTCGCTGGCTATCTCCGCCATCTTCTCCGGGTTCTGGTACCACTCCGGCACCATGACGCCGTTGTTGAGCGCCACCCTGATGCCGACCCGCTCCCGGATATCCTTTCCATCTTCCACCAGGACAACGGCCAGGGCGATCGGCAGCCGGTCGCCCAGGATCTCGACCAGCTGGAGTACCGAGGCGCCCGGGGGGATCATCAGCCCCCTGATGACGGTCAGCAGCTGCTGCACCTGCCCCAGGACCAGGGGGCGCTGGGTCCAGGTCTTGCCGCCGATCTGGTAAGTTGTAGACATCGCGCTCCCCTTAGCTGAATTCGATGACGAGCTCGTCATCACCGGTGTTCATGGCGCACTGGAAGTCGGTGCTCGCCACTTCCAGGCCTTCGCGGTCTGCCTCGGAAACCTTTACGTAGGCCACCTTCGGGGCCGTGATCTTGACCTTGTTGTACTGGCTTGAGCCGACCGCGCCGATGGAGAGGGCACCGGTCGTACCGCCTTTCCAGCGGCCATACCAGTCATGGGAGGCGATCAGGGTCATCTCCGGGTCGAAGCTGCCGCGCACGTCACGGTCGGAGAGCATAAAACTCTTGTAGCCGGTCGGTGAGTTGGCGTCTTCCCGGGGAGCCAGTTTGTTTCCCATATCGAAGCTGACCGACTTGAAGACCGGGGAGAATGCGCCGATAGTGAAGTTGGCGTTGGTCAGGAGTGGCGGCAGCAGCGATGGGAAGGCCGGAGCCAGGATGGCGCCGTCGACCGGGGCAATGTATGCGCCCAGGAAGTCGAACTCCGCCCAGATCTGGCCGCCGTTCTCGGAGCTGAATTTCACCGACCCCCTGGAGCCGCTGATCTTCTTGATTACGCCGTCCGTATAAAGGGCAAGGGTCAACGAAGGGAGGCCGGAGGATGCAGGCTTGTAGGTAACTTTCTCGACCCCCGGTGTGACGTCCAGGGTCTCCTGGAAACCGCATGCCCGCAGGAATGGAGAAGCGTAGGGAAGATTGTCGGCCGCAAAGGCGGTCGGCCTACCCATCAGCTCGCACTTGAAGGAGATATGGGCCAGGGCCATGCCGGGGATATCCTGGAGCTTTGACAGGGTCGGCAATGCCACGTTGCGGGCAAGCATCTTGATGTCCGGACTCCATTTGGTGTCGATGGCGATTATTCCGGCCTCATCGACGGTCAACACCTCCGGAGTCCCTTCAACGGCCTCGATCTTGGCCGCGATTATTCGGCGTTTGGTCAACATTACTTCTTCCCTCCTTTTGGTGTCGACCCAGGAGTCTCAGGAGTTTGGTCGTTGGTGGCGGATGGCCCCTGGCCGACTATTATGGTTTGCGATGCATCGTTGACGGTGCATTTGAAGCTGCCTTTATCGGCCATTGAAAGCCTCCTTAATCGGTGACTACCGGCTGGTACTGCCGGGTGGTGAAGCGAAGGGTGTACTCGATCCAGCCGTCCTTGTCGTCGTAATCGGTCAGCTGGCGGCGGGCACATTTGAACGGCTCGATGCCGGGGATCCCCAGGGTCTTGCCGCGGACCGCACCCCGGGAAGCGTTGATCAGGGTGTAGGCATCGCGGGCCGCGGCGGCCTCTGATGCCAGGTTCTGCACCCTAACGGCCACATGGAAGGCTATCTCGTCGACCGGCCGGCCTTTCGATGCAACTTCGACATCGCCATCGAAAAAGATCAGCGCCGCCGGCAGACTGAGCACGTTGGGCTCACCCTCACGACCGAAAGAGACGACCTGGGCGAACAGGCCCAGGTTTTTGTGCGTCGTGATCAGGAGGTCCTCTATGGCGTCGATATCCATCCTAGAACCCCTTCAGCGTTTCGCGGGTGAAGACGCGAGTGCCGTTTGCCACTGCGCCTTCACCGGTGGATACTGCCTGGACCGGGTCCGGTGACGACACGACGTCGGCGCCAATCGTGATGGACCCCTTCTGGATGTTCTCCAGGATCTTCAGTGCGTTCTTGTAGTCGTCGCTGACCGCCTCCGGCATCTTGTTCTTCTTGCGCCGCTTGAAGAGGTTGTAGACGGCGATATCCACCGCCAGGTCCCTGATCAGGCCGGAAACGGACGAGAGGGGGAGCGTGTATCTCCCCCGCAGGTAGCCGTCGACCAGTTCGTCAGCCCGGGCGATCGCCTTGTCGACGTTCGCCTCGTTGATGGCGGCCGGGGGGATGGTGTCGTCGGTGAGCTGGATCAGCTCAGCGTCCGGCATTACCCCCTTGATGTCGTCGAGAACGCAGTACATCTAGCTTCTCCGGATCAGGCCGGGGCCTGGAATTTCTGCCGGATCTTCTCGGCGGCCTGGAGGACGGACGAGCGTTCCTCGCCCTGCAGCAACGCATCGAGCTCCTCGATCGTCTGTACGGCGTTGATCTTCTCGATGGTCGCCTTGGCGTTCAACTGGCCGGAACCGCCTCCCTTATCCTCGTCCGGGATCTCCTCCAGGACCTGGACAACCACCAGCGGCTCCTTCCGGAGAATCTCCAGCTGATCCGCGTCGACCGTCACCTCGGACGGCTCCCGGGTAAACTGGATGCCGGCCCGACGAAACCCCTTCTCCGGCAGGGCGGTAACTTTCACTTTGTACTTGGGCATCGTTTCCTCCGTTATCATTCGGGGCGGGGATCTCCCGCCCCTACGGGTTCAGGTTAGGCCAGCCAGGAGGCGACCATCACCTCAGCGGTACCGACCCACTCGTTGGCGGCGCCGGCGTCGTTCCGATCGTTCTGCAGGATCTTGCGGGCTGCCCCCTCCAGGGATGGCGGGACCACCAGCAGATTCGGCTTGATGTTGAGCGGCCGGCCGGCGTCGTTTTTGAGACCACCCATGGCGGCACGGGCGGCGGCGTAGGCGGTTGCATCCAGGGTCTGCTTGGAGGCATAGGCCAGTTGCCAGAGAGCGAAGCCGACGTTGTCACGGCAGTCGATACCGTAGAGGAACTCCTTCTTCATGAAGACGTTCTGGTCGTTCGGATTGTCCAGGGCAACAAACTCCGGCTTCTTGCGCTGCTGGAAGATGATCGGCTTGATCGCCCGCGAAATGTCCAGGAGGTACCAGGCGGTGCCGGCGCCCCCGCCGTAGTTGGAGACGCTGGCCCCGTTCACCGGGTGGTCGGTGTCGAAGAAGTACTGGCCGTCATAACAAAGGGTCGTGAAGCCGGCAGCCATCTGGCTGAAGACCAGTTCGTCGGGGTGGGCGTTTGCGGACCGGCCCATCTCGGCAAAGAGCGGATTGTAGACCCCGACGGTATCGTCCTCGATGTCTTCGCGGAGCACACCGACCGTCAGCTCGAACGGCTTGTTCTTGATGGTGTAGTCATGGAGGGTCAGGGCCTGGATCACCCGGTCGCCGATCCATTCGCGCATGGAGGAGAGCTGGCCGAGCCAGGGATATCCCTGCTCCTTGCCGGTGGACGGGACCAGGGTGGCGATCTTCTGCCACTGGGATTCGGAGCCGGTAAACGCCTCCTGGAAGATGATCCGGTATCCCTTGAACAGGGCCTGGAGCGATCCGGCATTGATGACCAGGCCGCCGAAGCCGACAAGGCCGAGGGATTTGCCCTGGACGGCGGCCAGGGTCGGGGAATCGGGGAAGAGCCAGACCGAAAGGCCCAGCACGGCCAGTATCCCGAAGAGGTAAGTGCAAAAACGTTTCATCGAAAGGCCTCCTTGTGAATGGTTGTTAGCGGAAGTCGACCCAGACGCCGTTGGCGTCCACGTCGAATACCTTGCCGGCTACGGACCGGGTGTTGGTGCCGTTGGTCTTGGCTACGGTCTGATCGTCGACGATGTAGCAGTCGTTGCCGATGTCCGCATCGGTGATGGCGTCGCCGGCTGCGGAGTTGGCAAACTGGAAGATCCCGCGGTTGATCTTGACGGTCACCGCGTCGTCGGCGCCGGCCGAGTTGTCGACGTACTCCTCGCAGCGACCGACCCCTTTCAGGGTGGTGGCGACGGCACCCGGGGTGGCCCGGCCATTGGCGTCCCTGGCGATCAGGGCGCCGGCAAAATACTTCTTGCTGGCCGCTGCGTTGAGAACGATGTTGTTCCCGGAACGTGCGACCGTGTTTCTGTCACCTGTCAAAGCTGCCATCTGTTACCTCCTCAAAGGGTTATCGCTGTTACTTCTGCGGCGGGTTGTGCTTCTTGTAGGTCTCATCCTCTATCCCCAGCATCTTGTTGACCTGGAGCTGGGTCTCCTCGACCCTTTCCGGCGAATCGCCGTCGCCGGTCACCTTCGTGCCGAGCGGCACCACAACCGGGGCCTTGGCCACGAAGACCTTGAACCCTTCCGGATCCCGGGCGGCATATCCTTCGGCCCAGTCCTTCTGGGCCGGGGCGATCTTCCCGTCCTTCATGGCCATGGCCACCAGGTCGCCGGCATCCTTCTTGGCCAGCTGATCCTTCAGGGCCTTGACCTCCAGGGCGAGCTGGGCGGTCTGGGTGTCGCCCTGCTTCATGGCCAGGATGGTGGCGGTCGCCTCGGAAGCGGTCGCCCCGTCCTTGAGCCCCAGGGCGGTCAGGACGTCCTTGTTGGCCATGATGGCGGCCTGATCCTTGAGGGAGGCGATCGCGGCGGTCGTGGCGTCTTCGGTTGCGTCTGCAGCGAGTCCCAGGATGGTCAGGACCTTGTTGACCAGGACCCCGGACTGGAGCAGCTTGTTGACCGCAGTGATCGCGTCTGCCTCGGTTGCCGTCTCGGACAGGCCGAGCAGCGCAAACAGTTTTTTCATGGTTTCTTCCTCCTCGCATTGGGTCTGCAGGTGTTGGGTAGCCTTATTGATCAGCGGCACCATGCCGTCGATGTTCGGTTGGTTGGTCAGGGCGACGTTGACCAGCTCCGTCACCCGCCTGTCGGTTTTCCTCACCAGAAAGACCGGGGAGAGGTAGCGGTACTCCCGGTTGGCGATGTACTGCTTGGCCCGGTCGGTCCATTCGACCCCCACGGCCCATATCCCCTCGGACCCCTTATTGACGAGCCCTTTTACCGACTTGATCCAGCCGGCGGCCGGGGCTTCGCATCCCTCCAGGGTCTGGTGCTCGTAGTCGACCACCATGTCGTTCTGCCGGCCGGCGAAGGCATTCAGCACCAGGGCAGCTGATTCCTCGTCGCAGAGGAAGTCTCCCTTCGGCGTCGTGTGGTGACCAGCGGGTATGACCTGGATCTCGTTGGGGACGACGCCTTCCAGGTCTTTGCAGACGAGCAGGATGTAGGGCTTCTTCATGGTCTCTCCGGTACGGTGCATTGGCACCGTACACCCTCGCTTTAACCATCCCGAAATAAACCGCTTTAGAAATCACTCCGGGGTCGACTATGAAACCGCATTAAAACCGTCTTTAAATTTCCCTGTGCTGGCCTCGCAATTTTTTTGCAGGGGGTAGTGGCCTTGGACTGCCAAAATCGAAATTTGCGCGTTTCAGCCGGCCTGCTCGAATCTGACGACCGCCTGGTTGATCTTTTCCAGACCCCCCTCGGTCAAATCCAGATACGGCCGGGCCGGGATCTTGATCTGATGGTCGCCGATCGTCACCCACTGGGAGAAGTTGCTGCGCTTCCTGGTCACGAAGCGGTGGCCGATCTCGCCGGTCTGTTCGTTAACCCGCCAGTAGGCTCTCTGGCTGCGGGCGTACTGTTTGATCGTGCCGCCGAGCTGCTGGATGGCCGCGTACTTCTTACTGGTCCCCGCCCAGGCGGCAGTGGAGCTGTAATCGGTATCGATCGACGATGCCAGCTGCCCGCTCACCTGGAGGATCTGCCCGGGCCATTTCCCCTTCCTGGCGCGGGACTTCTTGGTCGACTCGGCCAGGTCGGGCCACGCCGGCCGCCCCTGGGCCGCGAAGTTCGACTCGGTCGAGTCCCCCAGGATGCCGGATATCTCCCGCATGAGCGGGGTCAGGTCACGGCCCTTGTCCAGCTCCTTCTGGCAACGGGCCTGGATTGCTTCGAGCCCTGACGATTTAACCTTGATCATGGACGCACCTACCAAAGGGCCTTGATCTCCGGCGCATACTTTGCCAGGTCTGGCTGCCACCTGGCCATGCCGGGGTTGTAGCTCCAGCCGAGATCCGGAGAGACCGCTATCGACTGGCCCATGTCGTTGGTTCCCTGATAGACGGCAACCGTCCCGGTTTCTCCGGCCGTGCCCGGGATGGCCACCTCTTTGAACGATAAGGCGTCATCCTTCACCCATACCCCTTGACCGTTCTTGACCATATTGACGGCCTCGTCATGGGTGAGCGCCCGGACCCGGCAACGGCAGCGCCAGCCGTTGGGCGGGTAGAAGTAACGCCAGAACGGGGAGTCGATACGGGCGATGGTGCCGTGCAGCGCCCGGTGTGCAGGCCGGGTGCGGCTGTCCAGGACCGCCACGTACATGAGGTATGGCCGGTTCTCCCGGTTCTCCCACTGCCCCTTCCACCGGCCGGACATGTACGACGTCTGCAGGTTGGCCTGGTAGATGGTCTGCAGCCGATAGGGGGAACCGAGCTGGGCCATCCTCAGCTCACCGGTCGCCGGGTTCAGCACTTCCTGTCGTCCCCACCACCCCATGCGCTTCAACTCGGGCATGAGCTGCCGCTGGAACGTCTCCAGGGTCTGCCCATCCTTCAGCGCCTTGATCACGGCTTCATGGATGTCCTGGAGGACCTCAAGCCGCATTGCCTTCGCAACGGTGAACTCCTGGGCGTGATCAGCATCGAGCATCTCGTGCCAGTCGAACGTGATCGCATAACCCTTCTCAGCCAGGTACTCGATCGCCTTCTCGGGTGGCAGGTTAAACAGATATGCGAGATCGAGGTTTCGCACCGATTACCCTTCTTCGTTTGCCGACAGGCGGCCGATCAGGTCGGTGATGAACATGAGGTTGCCCAGGACCTGGTCCAGAGCAGTGGTGTCCATCTCCGGGAAGGCGGCGATCAGCGCGGCCATTGCCTCGTCAGGGTTGCCCGATGCCTGCAGCCGCCTGACAACCGAAGCCAGGACCGCCTCCATCTGACCCTGCATCATCTCCGGAGTGACCATGCTGCCCAGGGCGTCGACGGCTGTCTGATCGGGAAAGGCTACCGGCAGCCCTGCTTTGTTCTTCTGTACCTCCATCGCCGGGTCGGCCGGTTGAGGTGTTGCCGGCGTCGCGGCCGGCGGCTTCACGGTCTCCTCTCCCTGCTTGGCCTTGGGAATGCTGAACCGATCGTGGATATGGTCGACCGGGATGCCGCCGAAGCCCACATCCTTCACCAGGATGCCGTAGACCTTGGCTGCCGACTCCAGGTCCTCCGGGGCCTCGTAATGCAATTTGAAGAGGGGCAGCCCCTTGTCCGGACCGAAGTTGAACGCCACCCACGGCTTGAGGATCTGGAACTTGACCGTGTTCTCCAGGGCCTCGCCGTCCGCCTCCAGGAGATCCTGGCGGACCTCCTTGGCCTGGTCCTCGTTCCCTAGTTTGCCGGCGGTGCTCTCCACGCTGCCGGTGTGGCCAAGGATCACCTTGGACATGCTCCGCTCGCAGAAGTCGGCCAGGGCCTGGAAGGCGGCGGCGTCGCCACGGTTCTTCGCCTCCAGGAGCTCGATCAGGGTGGTATCGGAAACGACCGCGGCGGCGTCGACCCCGAGGTTGAAGACGGCCCGCTTCAGGGCGTCCTTTTCCGGTTCGCTGGTACCGGGCTTGTACTTGCCGATCCGCATCGGCACCGCGTAGAGCTCGTTGAAGATCACCCAGTCCTTGATGTCGAAGTTCTTGAACAGGTACATGTAGGTGCAGGGCCGGATGAGGCCGCCCCGGGGAGTGGCGCCGGAACGCGCCCGGTGGCGGTGGAAGACGAACTTGTTGGGTATCAGTTCCTCGCCGTGGACCGGTTCGGCATCGGTGATCAGCCGCGGCGTGCGGAGCAGCTTCTCCGGGGAATAGAAGGTGAACTTCTTCTGGTGGATCCAGAGGATCTCCCTGATCCATACCTGGCTGCCGACGATCTCCCACATGACCTCGCTGACCGAGAACCCCTTGCCGACCCCATCCAGGATGTCGAAGAGGCAGTCGCGCAGGTTTTCGATGTAGTCGAGCATCTCCTTGGCGGCTGCGGCGATTTTCTTGTCCTCGGCCGACTCGGAGGCCGGGAGCACTTCCCACTTGAGTCCGGATACGGCCAGCTTGCGGGTACCGAGGACGCTCCCCAGGTGGCAGTCCTTTTCCTCCATTTCCTCGAACAGCTCTGCCTGGCGAAAGACGTCCCCCTGGTCCGCCTCCCTGAGGATGGCGGCCAGCCGCTCCGGGGTGAGGCCGTTGGCGGGATAGGACGAATAACGGTCGCGGATGGACTGCACCGCGATCTCGTCGATGATCGGCTTGTTGTGTTTGATCTCCTTGCCGTACTGATCCAGGATTGCCATTTACCACGCTCCTCTGCCGGCGCCGAAGTTGGAGGCGCGTTGTTGTACCGATTCGTAGCTGACCGGTGCCGCCGGTTTGCTCCGCGCCTGGACGCACAGGCTCTTGGCCCAGAAGTGGTCGGCGTGGCCGGTGGCCTCCTCGCGATCGGCGTCGAAGCGGAAGTTGCCGGCGCTGGTGGCGATCTTCTTTACCGTGTGCAGACTCTGGCGGATGGTGACGTCGGCCGGGATCCGGTCTTTCTGGTCCTCGAAGCTCTTCTTGATGCCGTTGGCCAGGGCCTCTTTGTTCTTGGGCGTGAACGTAACCGGCTCGACCAGGTGCTCGCCGAATTTCTCCACGGCCTCTTCGGCGATCTGCATGCCGACGCCGGTTTCGTCGATACAGGCCCGCCGCATCTGCGGTAACCCGAGCAGGGAGAAGAGCACCAGGCGCTGCACGCCGAAAGGTTGCTTTTTAAGGTCAATGACGGCTCGGGCTCGTGCAACATCCGCAATGAGCTCGTCAAGCCAGATGACGGAGAGGTCTCGGCGGCGGGCAACGTCGAACCCGACATAGAGCTCACCAGGAAACAGTACAGAACCCAGGATCTCCCGGGCCGCCGTGAAAGGAGG